GCTGGCATCGCTCTAGGCGTTGCCGTCGCCGCCTGTGTGTCCCGAGTCCCGCCCGTCAATCGGCCAGCGTCTACGGGGCGCGTGGTGCGTTTGGCGACGGTGCCGATAATGCAGGTGGTCGACGGACAGATCATCTTCCGTGGTCGCTGGGGAAGTCTGCCGGGCCACCCGCCGTCGGGCGGTTACTGCGTGGATTGGTGACTTCACCTTGAACGCCGCCGTGAATCTCGGGATGATTGAATCTCTCTCCCATTCACCCCGAGGTTCTCATGGCTAGAGTCACCGGAAACATCACGTTCGACACGTCAGACATCAGCAATGACGCCATTTCGGCAACCACATTGCTGGACAACGACAAGTTGCAGCACCTCTACAAGATATTCACCAACTTCGATCTGGCCGTCACCGGAACGCCGGTTGCCCGCCACGAGATCGTCTATACGGCAGACAAAGCCGGGACGATCCGTAACTTCAACGCTCTGTGCTACGACACGGGCACCTCGGCCAGTGTCACGTTCGACCTGAAGAAAAATGGTGTCTCGGTCTTGTCATCGGTGGTCACCATCACCAACGCTACCTCGGATCGTGCCGTTGTCGCCGGAACGATCAGCACTGCCACATTGGCCATTGGGGACGTTCTGACCATCGAACTCGCTGTCAGCAGCTCCACCGGCATGCAGGGACCGTTTGCGTGGGCCGTGATCGAGGAGAATGGGGCCCCCACCTAATCGACCGGCCACAGGCCACGCGGGCATTGCTGGCTCGGAATGCGAGCCTTGATTGCAATGACGCATCCACACTCGCCACATGTGTTGCCGCTCCTGAATTGGCACGGCTCGCATGTGGCGAATCGTTTTCTAAGAGAGTCCTCTGGAAGGTGCGGACAGCCCTCGGCAATATGCTGGGCGATGGCACGAATGAAGGCGATGACCTGCATCAGGGATAGGATCTTGTGCGGTATCCAGTCACGTACACATCGCTTCCACTGAGCACGCCGAAGCGGTGTCTGATCCCATACTGGCCAGGTGTAAAAGCTTGGCCGTTGTGCCAAAACAACGGCCGTGTCGCCGTTGGGGCCGACTCCCATCGCTGTGCTACGTTTCCCGTTGTGTTCCATTTTACCAGTGGGGCGGCAGGATACTGCGGAATGGCACCGCCGCCATGATACGTAACATATGGCCCAGTGCCCCATAGCGCAGATTGGCCCTCGGGGAATACGCACGTCAAAACATTCGCCTGAATCAAAAACGGCGTAAACGCATCTGCGAGCGCGCCAGAGGTCAATCTTCTTACGGTTACCGCACTACTTAGAGACCCTCCGGACAAGCACCACATGCCACTCGACCCATCCGGGTACATTGCGAATGTTGGGCTGCTGGTGCCGATAAATGCTGGAGTTCCCGCCGGGCTCCACCGCTCAATACGACTCGTTCGTCCAATCCACACATGGTCGTCGGATGCAATCCGAAGCGTGCCTCTATCAAAACCACTTATTGCGGAACTGGATTGTGTCGACGTCCACTGCTGCGTACCAGACGTGTTGTATTTCCACACCTTCACGGTCGCCGGAATGAAGCCCGGAAAGCCGCGTGCCGAAGTGGTTACATACAGGTTGTTTGATGAATCGAATCCAAAGTCTTGCAGCATGGTTCCCCCATCTAATGTTGGGAGAAAGCTTAGTTGGTAGCGGAACGTGAGTGTATCGTCATACACGTCGATTGTGGCGTCGGGCGGTGATGTTGGGCTATACAGAGTCTGCTCTGTCACGAATGCAATCCATGAGCCATTCGTGCTGAACACTTCTGATTCGCCTTCGGTATTGTAGACAATGCTCTGAACATCAACGGATGCCTGCGCAACAAGATCCAAAGACGTGTTGTATGTGTAACGAGTCCATCGATATTTGTATCTGCCGTTTGGGTAGGTGCCAACATAGCGCGTTGTCCAGACAATCAGATTGGACGCCTTCTCAATCAGCGTCAGCGGAATTGTGCCGCTGTCCGGATCTGGATGATCCGCCTCGGCCACAACGAACACGCCGGGCGTCTTGGTGTATTTCCGCAGCCAATACCAGTTTCCGCCTTGGCATCCACAGCATCCAAAGAACATCACGTCACCTCACGTACCGCAGCGTCCCTGAATGATTTCCCAGTGTGACACAAATCGCTGCAGTATCACCCGGGTGTTGGCATTGACTGCACCTGATCCACACCACGCATCGATGTCGATTCCCGTATCTGTCTCAGCTGTGCTGCCATAGACTCGCTTGTAGACCGAGACAGAGACATAGGTGTCCACGGCTCCCGCCGCGTTGGTGTAGCCATGGATGGTTGGCTTGCGCGTCTCCGCACCCTGGGTAGTCCCAAGCTGCCACGACGGATCGGACTGTGACAACACGAGGCGCACCACCTCAGTAATCTGCCTCACCGCCTCGGGACCAAATATAATGCCGTCAGACATGCGTCACGCCTCGTAAATGCGGATCAGTAGCTTGGGGGTGCCAGCCGCTGCCTTGTGCCGAAAGGTGGCCGTGCTCTTGCAGTAGAGCACATGCGGAGCACCATTCGCCTTCAGCGTGCCTGCCGCGACCATGACACCACCCGACGCTGGCCCATAGTCGATGTCATTCGTGGTGTCGAGATTCTGCAAGACCATGAGGCCGTTCGTTCCAAGCCCAGAGGATGGAAACGCCGCTTCTGAGGTACTCGTTGCCACGACAGCGGAGAAGAACCCCATCGTTGCCTGGTTGATCCGAACACTGCTTGCGTACTGGTCCTTCAGCCCCCCGGTAGTCGAATCGACTGGATTTGCCAGCGTAGTGGCAAGTGACAGCGTGATCTCATTGGCCATGTGGCACCTATTGGAGTCGAATCAGGGAAAAGTCCGCCTCTTCGTAATCATACCAATAGCGGTAGACTTCGGAACCGTCTGCAACAGGCGGATCAAGTGCCACGCCCTGACCATCAAGCAGTGATGGTTCAGTCGGCTCACTTCCGTCGCGAGTCACCACTGGGATCAGTATGTTGTACGGTGAAATGGCTTTGATTTCGCGTCGACCACGGTCAAGTGACTCAGGTATCCAATAGCCAACAGTCTTGGTCTGCTCCACGTTGGCAGTGAACCCTACGCCGATCACATCGCCCGCCTTGTTCAACGTCTTAGTCGGGCCGATCTGAAACTGCACTGTGATGTCTCTGCCGACGACGCCACGCTCAATTCGCGGCTCGCTGACCTGAATGTCTGCAATCCGGCAGCAGTTTTTGGCTACGTACTCACCGTCCACTGTGAATGTGTTGGAGTTGATCTTGTTAACCAGATCCAAAAGTCCGGCAGGTTTTGTTCGAACGAAGTATTTGACTGTGGCCACCTTGATTGATTCATATGTCGGGGTGATCGGAATGAACGGGTCGCCAGCCGAGTTGCACTTCTTTTTTCCACGCCGGTCTCGCTCTCGATAGACCTGCTGATTGCTCGATGACCACGAAATCTTCGGGGCCACAAGCTCTGGGTCTCGCTGCTCATTCTGGTTTGTGTTCTGCTGCGAAGAATACCGGCATGTGACAGTCCAGATGTTAGGGGCCGCCCTTCCACCCGAATGACGTGCCTGACGTGCGTCGTGGATTGCCGCCGACCACGGTGCATACAATGACTGCAATGGAGGAAGCAGTGGGTTGCTGACCACGTCTGCCGCGTTAAATACGGGGCTGTCAAAGATCAGCTCGAAGACCCGTTCATAGGCTTCCTGCCCCTGCAGCGTGTAGCTCGCTGTCGCGCCGACAATCTCGTTGATCTGTGTCGCCATCAGTCAATCTTCTCCAGAATTGCAATGCGTGCCCCTCGGCCGGGATCGAGCTTCTCGCGGATCGCTGCCAATTCCTTGGTCGCCATCTCCTCGGCCCGCACAATGCGCTGCAACAGGTCCGTCTGTGGATCTTGCTGCATACGGGAACGGGCAAGCGACTCATATGCCGTGGACGACTCTAATGCCGCCACGCCGACGTTCGCCATGCTGGCACGGGACTGTGCCATGATCTCGCGACGACGACGCCCGAGGAAGTTCAGGCGATATTCCATGTCCGACTGCTCTTCTTCCAATCCACGCGGCTTAGGTCCAAGTCCCGGGATCATCTCAAGCAACTTCGCAATGTCACCCTGCAACTTTCCTCTCAGCTCTACAATGCGACCCAGTTTTGTTTCGTAGTCCGCAATCTGCTTGTCGAGATCCTTTCTCTCTTCGTCGCGCTTGCCCGACATGTTCAGAGCGCGGATTTCCTCATCTGTTAGTGCGTATTGTTCGCGGATGGATTTCCTGGTTCCCATCGTTGCCTTTTGCCGCAACTTGACACTCAGATCCAATTTGCCTTGGGCGATTTCCGCGACCCTCTGCTCGTCCTCAATCTGGGCCTTGCGGGACTCCAGCCCACGTCCCTGTTCATCACGGAGTTTCTTTTCTTGTGAGTCCAGATCCTGAACCTGTCTTTGATACTGCTGCAGTTGCTGGCGGGCTTCCTCAATTTTCTGTGGTGCCAACTGGCCAGCCCTCTTGTCCAACTGCTCAATCTCGTTCTCGATGTCTAGGCGTTCCTTGGCCAGCTTTTTACGCTCCTCTTCATTCTGCTTCAGCTTGTCACCAAGCTCTTTGGTGCGTGCTGCCGAACGCTCGATTGTCATTCCGGTAGCCTGTGCCGCCTTTTCTTCTGGAGAGCGAAAATCTGTGCGTCGTCTGGTGTCTGGATCGACGAACACATTTCTCTGGGCTCCCTTCAAAAGGCGGTCCATTTCTGTGGATTGCATCAATTCCTGCTCAATTGCTCTTCGCTGCTCGCGGATAGCTTGTTGTGCAGCCTGATTCACGCGGATATCGGCCCGCTTTTTGTCCGCAGCCTCCTTTGCAGCACGCGCATCCTCCAGGCCCCTGGCATCTTCCACTGCACGTGCCCTTTTTGCAGCATCATCAGCCACAGCCTCTGGGTTAAAACGTCGGAAATCTGCCTTTGCCTGTTCCTCGTTTGCCTTTTTGACTGCGGCCTCGTACTTCTGCCACGCATCGGCAGCAATCATCACGCCAGTCGCAAGTGCGACTATCCCGAGTTCCACAGACATTACCGCCGCCCCAAGGCCAGCCATTCCGCCTTTTGTCTCGGCCAGCAATACCCCTAGGCCGCTCAGGTTATTTGCCGACGCACGAACCGCACCCGCGAGACCGCCGGTGCCGAATACGGTCGCCGCATCCTGAACGCCATATCCGAGATTCAACACAGCATACTTCACTCGGTTTGCAGAGTTGGCCATGCCGTCAAGCTGACGGGTCGCCTGGCCATTGCCGCGATTCGACGCATCCATTTGCTGCTGCTGGATGTCATCGCGCTGCTGCAACACATTGTTCAGCTCGCGCTCTTTCTTGATGCGAATATCCGCTGCCGCAACAAGATCCCCTTGCTGCATCGCCTCTTGTTCGCCAGGCAGGTACATCCGCTTGTTGAGGACCGGCAACTCAAGGCTACTGGCCTGTGCGAACGCCTTTTTTTGCGCCTCCTCAAAGTCTCTGACGTGCTGGTCGATTTGGGCGAACATACGCGGCTTGCCCGTCCCGCCACGCTCCATCTTCCGCATGAAGTCGTCGAGTGAATCCGCCAGCTTGGTGATAGCCTGCTGTGCGGGATCGACATTCGCAGAGACGCCAACTGTCAGCGTGCCGAGACTTTCACCCATTCTTGACCTCGACTTGCTTCAGTCCGTGCATTTTGGCCCACGCATTCAGCTTGCGGGCAATGTCTTCGCCAGTCTTCGCTGGCTCGTGCTTCTCTGTGATCCCGAGACCAAATCCCTTGGGGAGGAATGTGCCCATCGTCAGGTTCTCCGAGTTTCTCGACCGGTTCACCTGGTAGAGCATCCAGAGGATCGCATCCGTCTGTGCCCAGTCATCGCCGAACGGCTGGATGCGGTAGTACGCCTGCCACTCGGCAAACTCCTGCGCATCCATCCGCTCCTGAAGCTCTCGCACCGTACACCCAAGGTTCCGGGCCAGAAAGAACCAGAACAGTCGGCTCGGGTGCGACCTCAGTTTTTTTCGGCGGCCTCGATCTCATCTGCACCGATGCGATTCAGTGCAAATGCCTCGGAGAACAGTTTCTCCAGCAGCTTGCCGTTCCAATCGCAGATGTGCGGCACATCATCCAATGTGGCCAGCGGGTTGCCGTCTCCATCACATATCGCCAAGGCTACCAGTGTGGCCTGACTGCGGACGTACTGCTTGGTTTCCTGTGCTTGCCGGACACTCTCGGTGTATTTGTCGAGTTCAGTTCCAGTGAGAACCTTCACACACACCGTCACATCGGGCATGAATGCCGACACATTAACAGACGTGCGTTTGACGCGCTTGGCGGCCGAGAACAGTGCATCTTTGGTTGTCATCATCAGCTCGCTGCGTTCACGGTGATGGCCCCGGTCCACTTGATCGTGGCGGTGGCGGTCATGATGCCGTTGATCGGCACTGTAGGCTCGTAGGCGGTCATGAACCCAGTGCCAGTCCACGTAGCCGCCGTGGTGGCTCCAGCCGCCATCGGGTAGGTGACGGTGATGCTCTCGGCCGCTCCCTCAATGGGCGGGTCCTTCGATGCGTCGAACAGCATCGTGACCCGCAGCTCGCCGTAGTTGACGAGCTTCTCGGGAATGAACGTGCGGGCCGTCGTGGTGGCACTGTGAGTCGTCTCCAATGCTTCCCGCCGCATCGAGGACGGATTGATGTCAGTGATCCACGCAAAGAAGCCGGTGCCAAACGTAATCGCTGCGGAATGGCCCTGCATGGGGGCTGCTGTTACAGGCATGTCTCAGTTCCTTTCAGGTTGTGGGGATGTCGTCTGATGGTTGACTCTTCGTCAGTCGCTCCATGAGCTTCATTCGGACTGCATCTCGGACTTGCGACTTCGTGGCCTCAAGGGACTCGCCAAGCATTCTTCGGCCTTGCACTTGCTTGCCGTTGCGATGTTTGAACCCCTTCTCGACAAGGTGCAGATAGCGGGACGGCTTGCGGATCTTCTTGGATGTGATTCGGAGTGGAACTCCTGCCCGACTCGCCGCTGCTTTGCGGCGAAAGTAGTTCCGCATCGCCGGGCCGACAGTCTTGCGGCTGGCACCAACCAGAGAGTAGATCTTGCGGCTTGTGTGCTTGCTGTCCTTGACCTGCAGTGACTTCTGTAGCAGGCCAGTTTCAATTGGTGTTTTCTGCTTGGCCCGCGTCTTGATGATTGTGCCGGCGCGATGCAATGCCGACCGAGTTGCTAACTTCAGCGTGCGATTGCTGATGTCACGCAACTTGACAATCAAGTCCGTGTCCATGTCAACCGAGACGTTCAACTCGTTCGGATGTGGCTTTCGATTGTATGCCATCACGTCACCGAGTGCATGATGCGATAGATCCCGGACACTTTGACCGAGATCAGATCCAACTCATCGTGTGACAGGTCCTCGAACATCCCCGCATCACTCGACGCCATCATCCCGAGAGACACGGACAGCTTTCGCGACAACCCGTCCGCGATGTCCTGCCCGTAGTTGATCATGAGTTTCTGCTGCTCCAAGAGGCTGCCCTGCTCGATCCGACGCACCAACTCGACTGCCACGTCGATCTGGTATTCGTCGAACTGTGCGGGCATCCCACTGCGGTTTCTTGATGTCGCCTGCGGGTAGACGATGGCCGAGATCCCGTCCTCGAAAGACTCACGCAGCATGGTCGGTCGGTACGTCTCGATCACCCGCAAGGCAGGAATCGCCACCTCCCCGGCATCGACCAATTCACGCAAGGCGGCGCAGACACCCTCGACAGCCTGCACAATCGGGGATGCCATCACCGCACCTGCTTCGTGAAGATCCGCAAGACAACCCCACCGGACCCGCTGTCGCGATAGGGCTTCTCTCCGCTCGCATCCGACGCCACACGATAGACCTTGCTTCCATGCGTGATCGTATCGCCCTGCTCGGGCACAACCCGCCTTCCGTTCAAGACCAGATCAGTCGCCGTCACCAGCCAGTCCTTCGTGCTGTAGCCGACGATGATCCCCTGGTCGAGCTGTGCAATCGCAGAATCCCCAGCAGTCGCCTGAATGGTGACCGAGGAGGAACCACGTTGGTACAAGACGGCCTGGCTGACAGACGCCTTGTGGACGCCTGCCAGCCACGACTCAGCCGACAGCAGAAGATCGCTCATTAGTTGCGGTGCAGGATTTCCCAGTTGCACACATCGAGGCGGCAATTGTTGCTGCCGCTCGTGGTCGACCATTGACCGCTGATGGCCAGCGTAATGGCCGCCGTGGTATCCACGGTCGTGGAAGCCAGCTTGGCAGGCTTGGAAGTCACAGTGCCTTCGGCACCAATCGCAGCCACACCGCAGGCCACCGCAGTTCCAGATACACCGGTGGTCCGCACAACAATGTCAGCTTCCAGATAGAAGATGTCGTTGTTGGCGACATCCACGGCACCGGTGCTGACAACGGTCGTGGTTCCCAGCTTGATCTTCGCGGTCAGGGTGTCCGTCGAGTTCGTGGCAGTGGCAATCCCCTGCGCACGCACGCGAATGACATCGCCTTCCCGCAGGCCATTTGCCGGGATGGTCAGGGTCGAATTGTCGAAATTGGTTTCTGTGGAAGTGGCAGTCAGGGCCGTCGATGCAGCCACCGCCACACCGGCCACTTGAGTGCTCCCGTCAGTCTCGTTGATGGCAACATCAACGGTCGTGTCCGCGAGAGCAGCCGCCACCACCACTTTGCCAGCCGGAACGCCAACCGACGCGGCGGTCGACACACGGTCGTTCGCCACGTCGTAGTAGACGATCTGGCCAACAGCCATCGCATTCCCGGCCGAGGTGGCCTTGGTGAATCGGAACACACCTTCAATGGTCAGACTGCCCAACGCATTCGCAGCGATGTCAGTCTTGACCACCCCGAGCAGTCCGTTCTGGACCACCACATCTCCCGCCGTCTTGGCAGTGGTCGGGGTGTAGTCAATCGCACACCCTTCCTGCCGAAAAGTCGCACCCATCGTAGAATCTCCTTGTGGATCAGATTGGAATCAGAGAGTTAGGCAGCGCCCTTCGACTTCACACCGGCAACGTATTCCGCCTTGTCCACACCGAAGTCGTGGTAGCCACGGAATTGGATGCCGAGGGTGTTGAAGTCCGCATCCGCCGATTCCACGACGGGAGACTGCTGACCGTTGAGGAACGACACCACCATCGCCGCGTAGACCGAGGTGGCCCGGAACAGGTACCAAGCCGTCGCCGAGTTGCCGCTGAATCCCGACTCCGACAACTGCGGCACAATCACGGGGCGGTACTTGTTGACGTAGATGTTTGCGTTCGGCGTCGGGTTCGAACCACCAGTCAGGTTGCTCGACGTGTAGAGCTGCTGGGCAATCGCCTCCAGCTCGGGAGGAACCAGCAGAATGACCGGTTCGCCACCGATCCGCTTGGCACCGTCGGCCTCGGCCGACTTCATCGTGCGGAACGCCTTGATCCCCAACCCAAGACCGACACCGTCGAGCCCCAGATTGGTGGTCGCACCGCTGATGAAATTCCCGCGACCCGAGGTGAAGAAGCTGCCGTTGTCCAAGAAGGTCGACCAGAAGATGTCACGCATCTTCATGGCAGCGCCCGCACCAAGCCGGGTGCGAAGATCATCGAAGGCCCCGAGGTCATCGTTGATGATGTCCTCGCGGGTCAACGCAAACATCTTGGCGTAGGTCTTGGCCTGCCGCTCGTAGCTCTCCTGCGAGACACTGCCGTGCTTGATCTCGCCGCCAGGCCCGAGTGGCTCGTACTCCATGTTGTCGAGCAGGCGGTACGTGGTGACCTTCTTGAAATCACGCACGGTCTTGATCGTGCTGACCTCACGCCACGTGTTGTCCTGCTCTTCGTAGCCAGCGACCAGTTCCTTCGTCGCCACGTTGCTCAGGATGTTCGACACCGACACGCCCAGCGTCGAGAAGCTATTGGCCTCAACGTCAGGCATCGCCCTCTTCAGCACCTGCCGCAGGTTCCCGCCATGCACCCGCTGGCCAGCACTGATGGGCATCCCGTTGGCCGACGCCGCCATCAGCAGGATCTGCTGAATGCCAATGTTCTTGTAGTTCTTGTCGGCCGCCTCCAAGGCCTCAGCCTTGTAGTGCTTCTCGACGTTGGGCATTCCCATCGTCAACGCCAACGCAGCCTCGATGACCGTCGGGCTCATCTCATCCCGCCTGCTGACGTGAATGGCAGGCCCCTCGTGGGAAGCGCCGGCCCGCACAAGATCGAGCTTGACGCCGGACACGGCACGAACCGACTCCACCTCGAACTTGGGCGCACTCCACTTCTCGCGGATCGCCTTGGCCTTCATCTCGCGATGCTGCTTAAGGGCAGTCGCCTTGATTTCCGCGAACTTCGCGGCGGGAACTTCCCCCTCGTACTCGGCGAACGACGCTTCGAGATCATTGAGATGCTCGGCGGCGGCAGCCTTGATGTCGCCCACATCGAAGTCGGTCGCCTCGACCACCTTTTCCTCGCTCGCCGAGGCAGTGATCTCCGCCTCAAACTTCGCCTGCAGCCTCTCGCGCTGCACATCGGTCAGGGACTCGGCATCGAATCCCATCGCCTCGACCCATTTGTCGAACGGCATGTTTGCACCTTTCACGTGCGAAAATTCGACTGCCGAGGCAGCCAACTGAACCGTGGTGTTCTCGTCCGCTCCGTGCGGGAGAAACGCCACCCCATACAGACGACTCTTGCGGGCCACATACACCGGTCCTTGAATGGACTGGCCATTCACCGTGACCGTGCGACCCTCCGGAATTTCCTCGACCCGCAGCGGCTTGGCCTCGATGCTGGCCTGCCAGGGGAAACCATTCTTGGCGGAGTCGACGAATTCGGTCGCCGACTGCGAGACGGCACTCACCTCGCCGCTCAATCGCAGTGTCTTGCCGTTGTTCTCGACCGTGCCCACATGTCCGACCAAGTGGTCTTTCTTGTGATGCAGGTTGGCGATGACTGACTTGCCCTGTTCCAGGCCCGCCAGATCCAACACGATTGGCAGGTCGTATCCACCGACAGTCAGCGGACCGCCGTTGTAGGCAACCACGTCGAACTTGGGGCGTTTGCCCTCGCCGACACTCGCGTCGACGGTCGACTGCTCGGCCTGAATCACGATGTTCTGCAAGGTCTTCATTCACCACCATCCATCTGTCGAACCTTGGCCTGCGACCACGTCTTGCCCGCGTCCCCGCCCCACAACTGCCACGCCACCCAGCCGGGCTTCTCCTTGCCCTTGGTATTCCAGCCGGGTGACCGACTCGCCTTATCGTGCCGAGCAAACCACGCCGCCATTTCACGAACATGGGCCTCGGTCAACGATGTCCTCGCTGCAATTTTGCGCGCTCTGGCGACCGTCTCGGGCTTCAGCCCACTGCCAGACCGTCCCGCCTCGTGTAGCTTCAGGCCAGACTTCGCAGCAGCCGCCATGCCCGTCGTAGGTCGAAGATCAACCGCCGCCGCCGTCACGTCTTCCGTGGGGGCCGCCTGCTGCTCTTGCCGCTGCATGTTGGCCATGTTCT